ACTAAGAAGTTCAGCGGATTTATTCGCTCTATGGGTCGTGTTGCTATGTACCGGGCTATTCGTTTCATCCTGTCTCAGATTGCAACCGCATTCAAGGACGGAACGAACAATGTATATCAGTACAGTAAAGCCATTGGCGGCAACCTTGCGTCCTCTATGGATAGGATTGCATCGAGCTTTCTGTACTTCAAAAACTCCATCGGTGCGATGGTTGCTCCGCTCATCAACGCTCTCGCTCCTGCAATTGAGTATGTGATTGATAAAGCCGTAGCTCTAATCAATGTGCTGAATCAGTTGTTTGCGAAGCTCTCCGGGGCAAGTAGTTGGACGAAAGCTGTTAAGACTCAGACCGAGTATGCCGAAGCCGCAGGTGGTGCAGCGGAAGCCGCAAAAAGCCTTACCGCAGGTTTCGATGAACTGAATGTCCTCTCCGACAGCGGAGGTGGCGGCGGTGCGGGTGGCATGGACTACGGTTCTATGTTCGAGGAAATGCAGCTCGACAGCGACTTTGCAAAATGGATAGACCAAATCAAGGAAGCTATTGCAAACGGCGATTGGGCGGGTGTTGGCAAAATCCTCGGAGATAAGGTCAACGAGCTTATCGACAAAGTAGACTTTGCAGGTATCGGAGACAAGTTGGGCTACGGTATTCAGTCTGCTTTCGAGGTACTATATAACTTCCTCGACACTATCAACTTCGATAAAATCGGGGCGGGTATCGCAACTACCCTCAATCACATGATGGAGCAAATCGACTTCGGCTTGGTTGGAAAGACCTTTGCGAAGAAGTGGACGATTCTTGTAGATACCCTCTACGGGTTTGTAACGACCTTCGATTGGACGAAGTTCGGTCTTGCAATCGCAGACTTCATCAACGGTTGGTTTGAGGAGATTGACATCACAAAAGCTGTTCAGACGGCACAAGAACTTATTCTCGGAATCTTCGAGAGTATGTCTCAGGCAATTCGTAATGTCGAGTGGTACAAAATCGGCACACAGATTATGGATGCCATTGAGTCGATTGATTGGATGTCTTTACTCGGAGACCTCGATACGCTTCTCAGCGATGCCGTTGTCGGTCTGCTTGACCTGCTGCTCGGAGTGGTCGGTGAAACCGATTGGGGCAAGGTTGTGCAAGACATTTGTGCGGGTATCGGTAATATGCTCGCCAACATCGAGTGGGGCGAAATCCTCGCCAAAATCGGCGCATTGGTGGTTGAACTTGTTGTTCAGCTTCCGGGCATTATTGTCGGTGCGTTGGGCGGTATCGCAGACATTTTAGGTGGTCTCTTCGAGGGCTTTGGTCTCGACAGCGTGGCAGGTTTCTTCTACGGTATCGGAGATGCAATGCGCTCGGCGGGTACATGGCTGAAAGAAAACTTGGTAGACCCCGTGGTAAATTGGGTGAAAGACCTGTTCGGTATTCATTCTCCCTCTACGGTGTTTGCCGAAATCGGTACTTTCCTGATTGATGGTCTTCTGCAAGGTATCGCTGATACTTGGCACAACATTGTCGAGTTCTTCTCTGAGAAGTTGGAGGGTATCAAACAGGCTTGCTCTGATGCTTGGAACGCCATTAAGAGTACCGCTTCTACGGTGTGGGGCAACATTAAGAGCTTCCTCTCGACCACTTGGGACGGTATCAAGTCTACGGCAAGTACTGTTTGGAACAACATGAAAACCACCATCTCTACGGCGTGGGATAATGTTAAGACCAGCACCTCGACTGCATGGACGAACATCAAGACTTCGCTCTCGACCACTTGGACGAATGTCAAAACACTCGCAAGTACTACTTGGAGCAATCTGAAATCCACTATCAGTACGGCATGGTCGAACATCAGCACTGATACCTCGACAAAGTGGAGTAGCATCAAATCTTCGCTCTCTACGGCTTGGAACTCGGTGAAATCTACCGCAAGCTCTGTGTTCAATAACATCAAGACATCCATTGCGAATGTATGGAATAATGTCAAGACCAATACGAACACGGTATGGGGCGGTCTCAAAACGACCCTCTCGACCACTTGGGGTAACATCAAGTCTACGGCAGTCACGGCGTTCTCTTCGATGAAGAGCAGCATTTGTACCGTGTGGGACAATTTGAAATCGCACATCTCTAACGCCGTAAGCTCCATCACGGGCTTTGTGGATAACATGAAGAGCATTGTCTCTTCCGGCATAAGTGCGGTTAAAGGTTTGTTCGACAGTGCGGTATCTGCCGCTAAGAGTGCTATCAGCAAAGTATCGGAAACCCTGTCGAGTATCGGAAGTTCCGTGTCGAACGCCGTTTCAAGCGCAGCTTCTTGGGTCGGCAGTAAGTTCGGCTTTGCATCGGGCGGTTTCCCGGAAGTCGGTCAGCTCTTCATTGCTCGTGAAGCGGGTGCAGAAATGGTCGGCAGCATCGGCGGTCGTACCGCTGTCGCAAACAACGACCAAATTGTAGAGGGTATCTATCAGGGTGTCCTTGCCGCTATGAGAGCTTCTGACGGTGGTAACGGCGGTAACTTTGATGTCCGAGTATATCTCGATGGCAAACAGATAACCGCAGCCGTAGAGAAGCGGCAGAGAGAGCGTGGCGCAACTATTTATCCGGGAGGTGTTCTCAATGGCATTTAGAGCATTGGTTACTGTTGGGAGCTATCCCTTTCCTGAGCCGTCTGCCTATTCCGGCAACACGGCAACACTCGTAGATTCTGCCCGTAACCTCGAAGGAGTTGTTATCGGGTCTGTCATTCGAGACGATGTTGCCAAAGTCGAAATGTCTTGGCGGTATCTGACCGTTGAGCAATGGGCGGCAATCAACAAGTGCTTCAAGCAGTCTGCCGGGGGTAAGTTCTACAACACGGTAACATTCTTCGACCAAAGTGCCGGGGGGTGGGTCACAAAGACAATGTATGTCAGCGACAGAAGTGCCGGGATGTGGAGACGAGACCCGGAGAACGGAGACATCCTCGGTTGGACTGAGTGTAAGCTCTCTCTCGTGGAGGTGTAAGTATGCAAAATGTTTCGGATGCTTGGAAAGCTGTTCAAAAGCAGCAGCTTGTCAACGAAAGCTATGTCGAAATCTCATTTGACATAGCCGACCCGGATGCTCTTGCGGATGCAACCTCCAAAGACAACGGTGCAATCTACATCGCTGACACAGAGCAGATTGTAAGTGAGGTCGATAAGAAAATCGTACCTTACGGGACATTAGAGGAAAACCTTTGGCTACTTGATGGTAGCCGAAGGTTTATCCCCGAATCGAATTATGGGGACAACGGCTATATCGGCAATCTACTTTCCGAAGAGGACGGCAGCTTCGACCGAGTGCCTTTCGTGGATATTGACTTCACAGAGGTGCATGAGCCTATCATCCCCGGTATCACCATCACATGGGGTATCGCCTATAACGAATATGCCGAAGTGTTCAAGATTACGGCATACAATGGCTCGACCGTGGTTGCCGAGTGCAAGGTCGAGGATAATGCTTCTGTCAAATCGGTTGTCGAGTTTGACATCGAGACCTATGATAGCATCCGCATTGAAATCCTCAAATGGTGTCTCCCTCATCACCGACCGAGAATCGCTGAGATTTTTGTTGGGGTCAACAAGGTCTACGGCAAATCGGACATCACCGGGTATGAGCATGAGCAGGACATCAACCCGATAGGCGCAACCACCCCTGTAAACAAGATGGGCTTTTCCATCGACAACAGCAACAACATCTACGACCCGAACAATACGACAGGTCTCTCGAAGTATCTCATGGAGCGGCAGGAAATGCGTGTCAAGTACGGGTTGAAACTGAATGACGGTACTATCGAGTACATACCTGCCGGGGTGTTTTACCTTTCCGAATGGGAAGCTCCTCAGAATGGTATCGAAGCAAGGTTTACGGCACGAGACCTCTTGGAGTTCATGCAAAAGACCTATACCAAAGGACTTTACAAGTCTACCGGGGCAACTCTCTACGACCTTGCAATCAGCGTTCTCACCGAAGCAAACCTCCCGCTCAACGATGATGGCAGTAAGAAATGGGTTGTAAGCAATACGCTGAAATCCATAACGACAACCGCCCCTTTGCCGCTCAGACCGTTAGCGGAATGTTTGCAATACATCGCTCAGGCAGGATGCTGTGTCATCTATTGCGACAGAGCGGGAGTGCTGCACATCGAGCCTATCTCGACTACGGAACAGGATTACGCTCTCACGCACTTCAACCTCCTGTCTCGCCCGGAAATCTCGCTGCAAAAGCCGCTCATGGCGGTCAGCACGAAGGTCTACAACTACTTTGCGGACGAAACAGGGAAAGAGCTATTCAGCGGAAAGGTGACGGTCAACGGTACAAAGGAAGTGATTGTGACCTACTCGCAAAGTGCCGTCAACGCAGCAGCAACGGTCACGGGAGGAACTTTGGTCTCCGCAACATACTACACCAACACCTGTCATCTCAAAATCACAGGCAGCGGTGAAGTGACAATCCTTGTCACCGGGGATTTTCTCAAAAGCTCCGATTCCAATTATGTTGTCGATGCTGAGGAAAACGGCGAAACTCAGACGGTTGATAATCCGCTCATCACCTCTACCGCAGTTGCGACAACGGTGAGTGCATGGGTTAAGGTTTGGCTGAGTCACCGAAAAATCATGAAGATGGATGGTTGGCGAGCTGACCCTCGGCTCGATGCTACTGACATCATTACCGCTGAAAACAAGTTTGGTACTGAATCGGTGCGTATGACTTCGGTCAAGTACTCGTTCACAGGTGCTTTCAGAGGAACAGGTGAAGGGAGGGTTGTGTAATGGCAGTATGGATTCAGCCTGTTTATGACAGGACTAACGAGGATGTTGCTTTCGCTCAGGAGCAGATTCAGAAATGGATTGATGCAAAACTGTCAGGCAATCCGGTCGAAACTTATGAGTTGAAAGGATGCTTTAATCTCACGGACATCAACCGTATTGAAGGAGACATTCAGTATATCAGCGATAGACTTGATGAGCTGCACTATCCTCCCGGAACATCCTGTAAAGTATGGGAACGAAGCGGTCTGCCTACGGCACGAGATGTCAAACGCATTCTCTCCAATGTCAGACTCATCATTGCCGCTTATCACCAACAGGCAGATGTTCCCGATGTTCCCGAAGATATGAGTACCTTCTCGGACATCAACGCTGTTGAAGAAAACCTATGTGCAATCAAGCAGCTTCTCGACTCGATGGTTGACGGATTCCAAAAAAGCGGAATGTTCAAATCCGGGGCGATGAGGATGCTACCTATCAGGAGGTGAAAGCCGTATGGCGTATGTATCAAGAGAAATCAAAGACCGTGTGGCTATTGGAGACAACTGTTTCTATATGGAGGAGTTAGAAGATGGGCGTATTATGCTTACACCCGCTCCCGACTCCATTACGGAGACAGGAACGGACATCAACAAAGCTCTGCTTCAACCCATTGAGGATAGAGTTGTATGGCTGATGAATCGTGTTTTCGATGACATCACAAGCAATCCTTTTATGATGAGTTTCGGAGACCTCACGGGCATTGCCGTTACAGGCGTATGGAACAAGTCTCTGAGCAGAATCGAGTGTTAAGATGGCAGTAAATACTTCGCATCGTAAAGAGCCGACCGAAATGAATGTCATCACCAAAGCAAAGGATGTATTCAAGCATAGCCGTCTGATGATAAAGACCGACAAGCATTTTCCAAAGAAAGAACGCTTCATGATGGTAAAAGACATCTATGAGCTGTCGAAGGAAATTGTCACAAAGCTCATCGCCGCAAACGACTATATGCTGAATGACGAGGAGCAACGGAGTCTCCGGCTGAGGTATCAGCTTGAAGCTGTTACCGCCTGTAAGAATCTGCTGTTCCTTGTAGAGCAAGCGTATGAGGAAAGCTATATCAGCAGCGGGAGTTGTGTCTATTGGACTCAGCTTATCAGTGATGTAAAGAATATGACCTTAGCTTGGCACAAGAAGGATAAGCAACGGTAAACACATTGGGGTGTGCCTTGTCGCTTGAACGCCTAACTACTCGAACGCCAACAACGCTCGGAATGTCAACTCGGATGGTAGTTTGAACAACAACAATGCTTACAATGGTAACAATGGCGTTCGTCCCGATTTGATGGATAATCGAGTCTGAGTAACCCTTATGGTGAAAACAGTGACCCATCATCAAAGGAAGGTGCATCCCTTCTTCCGCAAGGGAGATAAACACATGAATATCGATGCAAGGGCTTTGGTCTTACCAACGCACAAGCTATATACGGCGTGGAATTATTATGTATTACGAGAGAATCTACGGATTTGATAACTTACACAAAGCGTTTAAGTTGGCTCGCAGAGGTAAGCGGTGGAAACCCGCTACGGCTCGGTTTGAAGTGAATCTCTTAGAGAATCTGCTCCGTCTGAGCCGGGAATTACAGGATAAGACTTATGAACTTTCAGAGTATCACACTTTCAAAGTTTATGAGCCAAAGGAACGAGATGTCATGTCAAACTCTTTTCGAGACAAGGTGGTGCAGCATTCATTATGCGACAATGTACTCGAAATCCTGCTGAGAAAGAACTTCCTCTACGACAATTACGCATCACAGGTCGGCAAGGGTACAGACTTCGGGCTAAATCGCTTGGACGGTTTTATGCACAAGTTCTACCGACAACACGGCTTGGAGGGATGGGTGTTGAAGTGCGACATCCGAAAGTACTTTTACAGTATTCCTCACGAGTATCTGAAAAGGATTTTAGAGCCGTATGTACCCGAAGAGGATGTCAGGTGGCTGTTATGGTACATCATTGATTCTACCGCAGACCCCGGCATACCGATAGGCAATCAGAGCAGTCAGCTTCTCGCTGTTTTGTGCCTGAGTCCCTTAGACCATTTCATCAAAGAGAAGTTGGGTATCAAGTACTACGGTCGATACATGGATGACTTCTACCTTATTCATGAGGACAAGGAGTATCTGAAACAGTGCTTGAAGGACATAGGAATGTTCCTCGCTCCGATGGGGATGCAACTGAATCAAAAGACTCAGATATTTCCATTGAAAAACGGTATTGACTTTCTTGGTTTTCATATTTATCTCACCGAAACAGGTAAGACGGTATGGAAAATACGCCGCAGGAGCAAAGGCAATATGTCCCGGAAACTCAAAAAGTTCCGAAAGCTGCTCGACCGAGGACTAATCACAATGGAGAGCATACATCAATCCTATCAATCGTGGAAGGGTCATGCTCTTCGAGGTAACTGTCATCATCTCGTTCGAGAGATGGACGAGTTATACAATTCACTATTCAAGGAGGATAACAAAGATGTCTCAATTACTGTCGAATCTGCCGACCGGGGCGAAAGTCAAGTTCGGTAAGTTTCAGGTAAACTCAGAGACGGCGCAGCCGATTGTGTGGACTGTGGTTGCCAAAAACCATCAATGCACTCCCGCATATCCCACAAATGCAATCACGCTACACGCCGCTGAGATTCTTGACCTGAGATGTTTCGATGCCAAAGAGCCGAGTAACAGCAATTCCGACCGACAGAGTTACGGTAACAACCGCTATTCCGTCTCTAACCTCGACCAATGGCTCAACAAAGATGCCGCAGGTGGCGCATGGTATAGCGCAGCTCATAGTGCAGACCAATCGCCGAACAGTTCAAGTGTGGTATATGCAAATACTCAGTACGCAAGCCGTCCCGGTTTTTTGAACGGTTTTACGGATGATGAAAAAGCCGCTATTCTCTCGACAACCATTCGCGTTGTCAAACCGAGTGTAGACGGCGGCTCTTATGAGGATGTTGTTCGCAAGGTATTCCTACCGTCCACAACCGAAGTCGGTCTCTCTAACGAAAACAGCATCGCCGAAGGTGCGGCGTGGGGGTACTACACGAGCAATACCGCTCGTATCGGGTATCTCACACAGCAGTGTTTCAGCAACACTCCTTCGAGTTCTAAACCTTCGAGTAAAACTACCGCTTGGTATTGGTGGCTGAGAACGCCTTACTACTCGATCGCCCTCAGCGCTCGGCTTGTCGGCTCGGATGGTAGTTTGGGCAACAGCTATGCTTGCAATGGTTACATTGGCGTTCGTCCCGCTTTGAATCTTTCCTCTTCTCTCTTGGTATCTGACAGCACCGATGCTGACGGATGCTACACCTTCGTATGGAATCAAGCTCCTACGAAACCTTCCTATATCAATGTGCCTACTTCCGTCTACGGCGGCAAGAGCGCAACTATTGATTGGGGTGCATCGACCGCCCCTGACGGCAACCTCTCCGGCTACATCCTTCAAAGGAAGGTTGGGACAGGCTCTTGGACTCAGGTCTATAAGGGCGCAAACCGCAGTTATGCCGACAGCATTACATACGGTTGGACTACCGTTCAATATCGTGTCTGCGCTTATGACTCTCAGGGGGCTACGAGTGATTATCAAACGAGTGCATCCCGGACGGTCATCAACAATCAACCGCCTGTTATCTCCGGGTCAAATGCAAATCTCGGCACAAAAAGCGAAGGATTTACGCAAACTTACACGGTCACAGATGCAGACAATGATTCTGTCACTGTTGACGAACTCCTTGACGATAAGCCTATTCGCTCGTATGTAGTAACGCTTGGGGAGACAAATACCTTTTATGTGACCGGGAGTACATGGCTTCAACTGAGCAATGGCTCTCACACAATGAAAATAAAGGCGAATGATGGTAGTAACTCGACCACCGTAAGAACTTATACCTTTACGAAATCGGTCAACAGTTTTACCATCCAAAACACAACCCCTTATACCTCCAATACTCGTCCAACTCGTATCAAAATCACGGTCACTCGGAGTATCCCGGCTGAGTCCGATTTTAAGGTATATGTCTGTAACAATGGATTTGACACCTCTCCCACTTGGGAAGATGCCACAACTTCCGTAACAGGCGGTCTCGTTCATGTGTTTGAGAACACGACCAAAACAGGGACGAATTGGGGTGTCATCATCAAAGTTGTCGTTACTCGTGGAGAGGGCGAAGGTGCGTGTTATGTTTCTCAGATTGGAGGTAATTTTGAATGAGCAGCGTTTTTAAGAAAACAGGAATCTCCGAACAGGAGCAGAGAGAAATCTCTACCATTGTCTTTGTCAAGCTCGCTGAAAGCGGTGAGCTTGATGAAGCGGTCATCACCGACCACCCGAAGCTGTTTATCGAGTGGAACGAAAATTGGACGGGTAAAGCGGGAGCTATCGTATCTGAGGGCGGCAACCTTTATCGTTCCATTCACGATGTACTCACAACCGCTCAAAACACAAAGCCGTCCGAAACCCCTTCCATGTGGACTCAAATCGGCAACCCGCAGGAGGAATACCCGGAATGGTATCAGCCCATCGGGGCGCATGATGCCTACTCTATGGGAGATAAAGTATCTCATAACAGCAAGCATTGGAAGTCTACCGTGAACAACAATGTTTGGGAGCCGGGGGTCTACGGATGGGAGGAGATTACGGAATGACAATTTATCAATGGCTCTGCTTGTTCGGAGTCCCCGCTATTCTCGCAGGTATATTCAAGTTCCTGCACTCCCTCATCAAGAAAAATAAGGATGACACCGTGGCTCTGAAATCCGGCATTCAAGCTCTGCTCCGCAGTCAGATGATTGCCGACTATAACAAGTATGACGAAAAGGGGTACGCCCCTGTTTATGCAAGAGAGAACTTTGAAAACTGTTGGGAGCAGTATCATTCCCTCGGCGCAAACGGCGTTATGGATGACCTTCATGAGAAGTTCTTAGATTTACCTGTAAAGAAGGAGGATTAAAACAATGGCTTACACAAACAGTCCGCTCGTGAATGTAACTCTGTTGAGTCCTAACCATTCCGGGCAAAGAACTCATGCTATTGACACCATCACCATTCATTGTGTGGTGGGTCAATGTACTGCAAAGAGAATCGGCGAGATTTTTCAGCCGACCTCTCGACAGGCTTCTTCCAACTACGGCGTTGGGCTTGACGGCTCTATCGGTCTGTATGTGGAAGAGAAAAACAGGTCGTGGTGTTCTTCCTCGAACGCCAACGACCAAAGGGCTATCACTATTGAGGTAGCTTCTGACACCAAAGAGCCGTATACCGTTACCGACAGGGCTTACAATGCCCTCATTGAGCTTGTGGCTGATATTTGCCGCCGTAACGGTATCAAGAAGCTCGTTTGGAGTACTGACAAGAACAAGCGCATGAATCACCTTGACGGTTGTAACATGACCGTTCACAGAGACTATGCGAACAAGTCTTGTCCCGGTACATATCTCTACGAGCGACACGGAGACATTGCCGCAAAGGTCAACGCTAAACTCGGCGCAACGACCGAGGTCAAGCCTGAGCCTACCCCCGAAAAACCGAGTGCCGTCAAGGTTGGGGACATCGTGAAACTCGCTTCCAATGCCGTCTACTACGGCGGCAAGGCTATCCCCGGATGGGTCAAAGCGAAGAATTGGATTGTCCGTGAGGTCGTAGGCGATAGAGCCGTCATTGACAAGTCTCAGGACGGCAGGAACGCTATTTGTAGCCCGGTCAACACAAAGTACCTTACCGTGGTGAACGCTGCTTCTACGCCCCCTGAGACGGCTTGGACTCCGAAGGTAGGCGATACCGTTATGTTCAACGGCAACACTCACTATTCGAGTTCCAACGGTAGCAGAGCGGTGTCCTGCCGACCGGGTAAGGCAAAAATCACGCAGACCTATAACGGCAAGCACCCTTACCACCTTGTCAGAATCATCGGCGGCGGTGCTACCGTTTATGGTTGGGTAGACAAGGGAACTTTCACCAAAGCATAAGGAGGGATGGCGGTATGAGGAGAGTACGAAACCAGCCGAAGGAGTTTTCAAAGAAAATCCTCATTGTTGCGGGTGTTATGAACGCCGTAGTCATCATCTTCACAATGATAATGATATGGCGTACTCTCGACCTTACACCCCTTGCTTATCTCATACCGTCAGTAGCCGCCGAGGTAGCAACTGGGACAGGCTTCTATTACTCAAAAGCCAAAGTCGAGAACAGAATCAAACTTATGCGGCAGTACAAGGTCGCTCCGCAGGAACAACATTTTTCCGATAATTTTTAGGAGGTATTTGCAATGACTGATTTAACCAACATCGCTTCTGCCATTATCACTCTGATTGTGGCTGTCATCACCACCTTCCTCATCCCTTACCTGAAAGCTAAGGTCGATGCAGAGAAGTTCGCCAAAATCAAGAATTGGGTCAAGGTAGCTGTCGAAGCTGCTGAGATGATTTACAACGGAACAGGTCGAGGGGCTGAGAAGAAAGCCTATGTTCTGAACTATCTGAAAGAGAAGGGTTATACCCTCGACCTTGACTCTATCGACAATCTGATTGAATCTGCTGTTCTCGAACTGAAAAAGTCCTAAACGGCTCACTCAGCCGACAGGCTGTTGAGTATATATTCCTCCTTACGGGTAGAGTGGGTAGAGTAAATCTGTATTTTTCATAAAGTAGTCTATAAGAGAGCTACTATAAGAGAGTTTATGGGAAATTGCGATTTTTCTCTACCCGCTCTACCCACCAACAACAAAACACCGGGCAGAGCTTGTTACTCTACTCGGTGTTTTGTTGTTTGTCCGAACAGTGTCCCTATAAAGAATAGGGTGTTCGGATTATACTTCAATGGTGGAGCTTGACCGCTCAAATCCGAACACCGAAAGGTCTTGGTTTTATTCGATGTCAGGTTGTAAACGGAAGTGATTTTGTACCATCCGTCAGGCTCATCCCATACCGTAACCGAGTTTACGAGCAGGTCGATAATATGCCTACGGAACTCCTCATCCTCAATATCCCCGTTGCAAAACTCACTCAACCACCAAACGATATGGTCTTTTTCCAAAAGCACATAATCGTCTTGTGCGACAACGAGCCGTTTCTCGATGGCTCGTTTTTCTTTTTCCAACTCTTTCAGTCGGTCGGCTATTGTATCGGACTCGACACCTTTCTCGACCATCTTGACAAGGTTGTTGATAGAACGCTCTGTATCGTGAAGTTGGTCTTTCAACGCCGGGATGATAGAGTTCTCCTCCATCTCTCGAATGGATTCATTGACGGCAATATCGGCAAGTTCATCTATTGTCTCAGGGGTGAGAAGCGTGAGAGCATCTTCCACAACGGCTCTTTCGATAAAGTCCTTCTTCAAAGGCTTCTTATCACAGGTATGCTCTCTCTTGCGCTTTCCGCAGGTGTAATAGAAGTAGGTTGTACCGCCTTTACCTGTACCGCTCTCACCCGTCATAAGCGAGCCACAATGACCGCAAAAGAGTTTTTGTGATAGGAGATAGTCTATCTTTGCTTTACCTCTTGACGGGGCTTCTGCGTTCTTGGAGAGCTTCTTTTGCACAATTGCAAAAGTATCCTTATCAACAATAGCAGGTACGCCGCCCTCAATACGAAGGTCTTTGTATTTGTAAATGCCGATATACCGTTCATTCTTGAACATCGA